CTACTCACGTCGTGGTTATGCATCAGCATATTCCTAGCATGCAAATAAATGGTGCCAATAATGCTACCGCTCACCCAGTCTACTTATACGTGCCGATAAGAAATGGTCTTTTAGTAGGACAGCCTGTTCAAGGAGTTCTCTATACAGAAGCTTATCAACAAAAAGTTGCACAATGGAACTTAAATGTTCATAATCCTCAATCTTCAGCTAATGATGTGTTTGGAGTAACCGCTTACCCTTTAGTCACACAATCTCTTATGCATAGAAGTCGAGTATTAGGTTTTCCATTAGCAAACCAATTTGATACATCTTATCAAACGGCGTTCGCGAACATCTTGTCGACCTATTATGCTCCTGTTATTGGATGGGCTTCTTTAACTGCAGATTTACCTCACATGTACTTCTGTGCAAGCTGGAATACTAACACTCTACTCTCAGGAACATCCATGAATAATCATGCTAGATGGACTAGATACGTTCAAGAATTCGATTCTGATACCGACAGACTCGGAATTCTTGCCATCCGTGAAGTTACGTTCGCAATTGATGATTTCAGCGATTACGAATTTAAGAACACTTCAGAACCGCTCATCGACCCTAATAACGATGCGATGGTAATTGACTATTCCTATCGACCCGGCGGTTATACAATGGAGAAAAGCACCGTTACCGCAACAGAACAGGGTGAAGGCTTACAGCACGATTTAGAGAATAAAGCAAATATTTCTTCTACTGATGTGATGGATACGAACGCTAACGTCGACAGTTCCCCTCTAACATCTGGATCTAAGGAGACATTAAGAATGGACGAAGCTGAAGATACTCATTTGAGTGCGAAGATAGCTTCCAACACTAAAAATATGTCTACTCCTGATTCGAATCCTCAGTATATTAACACTGTTAGTAAGACGAATGCTCCTAACTCAACACACTCCTCATCAGATATCACAGATGAAGTGAATACTAATATAGGAGATACGAAGAAAAAGAACACTAACAGTGACGACGACGACGATTTACAGGATTAATTAATTAATTAGTTAAGTAACTCATAAAATGATCGTTTGGACAGATGGAAAAGAACGAGTCGATAACGCTAATCTTGAAAAAGATGTGCCTAGACTCGTTTCTCTGTCCGGCTTCCCGATAGAAGTAACAAAATTAGAAGAGGAAATAAACTCGGAGAAAATCGTTACTAAAGTTCGCCAAGCCGGATTTGAGGTTTATGATACCACGTTTGCTATATATAATGAAGCGAAATGGGGTAAGCCTCGTCTGATTGATAATTCTGACATTGTAAGAGGATATCCTATGTATAGTGGAGATACTCTTGAAGATAAGCTGAATGATGTTCGCCATACTTGGTCTGCAATCATTAAAGTAGGCGAGAAGTTAATGGAAGTTGTAAAATCTAAAATTCCTCATATTTTCAATGATGAAGATGATGACGTTGGCAAACTCAGTATTCAAAGGACAGAGTTTTATGGCCGACATATCGACTCCCCTTTTGATGATTACGCACTAAGAGAACCTCATGATGGGTACCTTAAAGTACTAGATTTCGTGTTGGACGATATCGTAGATCATATTAAGAGAGAGGGGTTTAACAGAGATCAATTCTTTATGTCTACTATAGATGCCCAAGAAAACGCTCCTGGTGGTCCTACTTTTGCAGGAACTGATATCGTTAGAATTAACAATGGTTTAGAAAACATTGAAATTAATTATCACGGTAAGAGGCTACTTGCTCTTCAAGCACAACCTGTTCCAGATTATACCCGGTCACCTGAATCATATCTCGATTTGATATACGAATGGGGTTACTCTCTAGGTTTACCTCAAGGGGCTATGGCATGGTCTAGCTACTTATCTTTTAGATCGGGTGCAAAGAAGAAAGCGCAACCAGTTTTTGTAGACAAAGGAGGC